AACATTATTTGATTTGACATATTTTTTACGATATTATTTATTATATTGATATTACAAATTAAATAGTTTCTTCAAGTCCCAGTTAGGAATTTCCTCTATAGCTATTTCACTCCAAGTTAAGGGTTTGTGCGTGAAGCTCTCAATTGTGCATTTAGGCGGAGAGAATGTTCCTTTATGTCTAATGTCTATTGCTGGATGTTCTGACCTCCATACCTCAAAATCATCATCTGAGAAGCCACCCCTCTTTCTCTTTTTAGTACCAGGCTCGAAACCCATTTTTCTAACCCATCCTGCGTTACACCCAGATTCCAAGTCAAACCCTTTTTCGATTATAAAATCCATTCTTCTTTTAAAGTGATCTAAGGCGAATAGTCTATTAGCACACATGCAGGACAATGGAATCATTCTATCATAACTAATGGCTTTTTCAGCTCCGAATATCCACCGTAAATTATTTTCATTGTAATAAAAGATATTATCTCTCGGTGGAATGAATGAGAAACAGGATTTATTATAGAGAATGTCATGCTCGGCCATATACACATAATCAGCCTCACTACGCTCTAAGCACGATATTATTTGTTTCAGCATTGTTGGATAACTTCTTTTTGCGTCTATAACTTCATTATCCCCAAATGTTATCGGCCTTAAGGACGCACTTGTTATTGGCAATCCAGATTCCAGAATGAACCCTTGCACAATTGAGTACAAAGGTTCATCTAATTGGTTATCAGTATAATAGCAAATTCCTGCTTTCATTTAGTTTCTAATGTCATTAGTCCAAGGCTCTGGTTTGAACCACATCCAACTCCTCCAGCGATCCCGAGTTTCACCATCCTTAGCATCCTTGCTTCCTAACACCCACCAGTCTTTTATGTCCATAGCTGCGGTATAAGCGTCTACAACATAATGCACATGGCATCCCCCAGCTTTTGATCGTGAAAAAGTATAAATATAATCATGACCGCACAGAATCCCCCCCGGTTTCAATTTCTTCGTCCACTTACAAATATCTTCAGAAATATACTGAAACCAGTGATTGCCGTCGATATAAACAAAATCCAAACTTTCATCTGCAAAATCCTCTACGGCATCTGCTGATGATTTTCGAATAATCTTAGCATTTGGGTATGGAGCCAACACTCGCTGAGAATGCTCGAATTGTTGGTCAAGTCTCTTTTGCCCCCTAGAGTTATCATAATCATCATACAGTTTCCATGGGTCTATAAAGAAAACTTCTAATCCTGATTTAGCTAATACTTCACTATATTCTGCTTTGTAAACACCGATTTCTACTCCACGCTCGAACCCAAGATCTTTAAATAACTCCGGTAAATCATTTCTTCCGCAGTTAGGTATTTGAGCACATTTTCCTCGATATTTTTTGATTGCTTCTATTAATTTCATATTGTTATATTATAAAAATTACTTAATATGGATGTTTGTGGTGAACAATCATTCCAATGGTGAACATATTTAAACTGCTTATATAAATCTGCTGCTAATGGTTTGAATTTTCTATGATCAGTATCATGCACTACTATATAATCAGCTTTATCCTTTAGCTTTATAATGCTTTTTACTCTCTGTTGCATTGAATTGCCATGATCGACCAATACGACGCTCCAATGTGTTTTTGTATCTATACTATCCCAATCAGTTATTAATCTTACTCTATGATTACCACTCCTGAATCCTTTTATAAACGGGAAATAACTCTCATCATCGTCATATGTTAATAGGTATCTTTTTTTTTCACGGCACATCCAATGTAATAGTGGCGTACTAAAATATCCTCCACCCAACTCCATAACAGGTCCGTTGGTAGCATTTATGCATTTTATTAGCATTGGGATATGTGTTGTGAAATTCTTATTTAATCTTATTTCCATATTATTCTAAATATTTTTCTCTTACTTCTTTTGCTGTTCCCCAGAACTTTATATCTGTAACAGATCCTGCTATGAAACCAGTTTTGAATCCTATTCCCTCACGAGTTTTTAGAACGCATACAGGATTCTCACCACTCCATATTCCCTCTCCTGTCAATGGGAACACGAATGGAGGATTAACTTTTTGGGGTTCCCATGTTGAAGTGTCTATCGCCTCCTCAATGCATTTGATCCAATATTCTCTTCCTGCCATCTGGGCACCTTCTACACTTCTTTTTTTCCAGAACTTATCTCTTCCATCGAAATGAACATATAAATTATTGTATCTATAAACCCTATCCTCCTCTTTTGGAGTAAAGTTAAAATATTCTGGTGGATAAAGCGTATCAGATTCAGTTGCAATGCAAAACTTTGTTTTTGCCGCCTTAAGTCCAATAAGTATTTGCCTAAATGAGTTTGAGTAGCAGACGTTAGTCTCTCCTATGCAAATATTAGTTCCAAGTTTTGTTGGTTTCCTTGTTATACTTATTATTTGCATATCACCAGCTTGTTTTTTTATGTTTTCAATTACCTTTGCCTCTAACTTAGGATTTTCCGTGTTTGCAGAATAATAAAGGATAGTAGTATCATTTTTCTTCGGCATAATTGTGCCATTATAATTACATGTTTTACATGGAATCATATTGAAATCAAGTTTTCTATGTCTCTTTCTTAGCCACCTTGCGGAGTCCCATATCTCCCTGAGAGTATTTTTATTCACATCACCTAGAATTAACTTGTCATCATAGTTCATGCAACAAGTTGTTACTCTTCCGTCCCAGAAAATATTTATACTGTTCATTAACGACCAACAAGGCTTCTTTATTTCTTCCTTTTCACCAGCAGATTTTCTATCCCCTCCCCAGTTTTTGAAGGATCTTATGTGAGTATTGTTACCCCATTTCTTTTTGAATAAGTCAATTTCATTGATTGTGTCATCATTTACCACCATAGAAACTTTTACTTTGAATTTTGCTTTAGCAATCAATTCTTTTACATTAGACTCAACTCTATCAAAATCAGGACCCAACATTGCTTTATTGTATGTTTCTTTAGTAGCACCATTGATGCTACAATTTATATATCTAATATTTGGATATTTTACGATTCTTTCGACATCGATATATTCTGCGTTAGTGTAGAGCGCAACTTGAACACCCTCATCTCGCATATAATCAAGCCACTTCCATATCCTAGAAAAAATAAAAGGCTCACCATTTAAAAAAGGTAGAAAAAAAGAAGCGTTTATTTCCTTTCCATCTTTTATTATTTTATGGAACAATTCATCACTCATTTCCCCCCGTTTACGAGTCATATCGTTGCGTGGACAAAATACACAATTAGCGTTGCAGCTAATGTTTGGCTCAAATTGTACACGAATACTCATATTTTTTTAAACTTAACATAGGCGCGATCTTCCGCTCCATTTTTTATTATTGAAACATCATCTGTTTTAAAACCTTCTCTTTCCACTAAAACGAGAAACTCCCCGATTGTCCAGTTGTTGTATTCGTATGGATCACTCAGTTTTGATTTTAGTGGTGTAGCTATATATAAGTACTTTCTTATTACCCGTCTAGCCTCTCTGATACATAAAGAAGGATCTTTTATGTGTTCCAATGTATCACCCATATAGGCAGATTCAAATTTTTCATCCCTATATGGCAAGCTACAAGCGTCTCCAATATCAACAAATATTCCAAAACTTCTTGCTAATTCTACTGCCTTTTCACTGCTGTCTATCCCATTAATTCCAAGCATAGAGACTAAAACACCTTCTCCAGCTCCGATGTCTATTACGCTTTTTTCTTTTATCCAGTCCTTTACCCTGTCTATATGAATACGATATTTTTCTTTGCCTTCATACCATCTAAAATGATAAGCTCCATACAAAGAATATTTATCAAAATCTTCTTTGATGATTTTTTCTGTTTCATTTTTCATATAAATTTTTCCATAATATTTTTAGCCTGGCCCCAGTACGGTATTGAATACGCCCTAATCATTCCTCTCCTCTTACGACCATTTTTTTCAAGAGGGTCAATTCCAAATTCATGGTGCAAACAAACTATACCAGTGGTTGTGCTGAACTCAATTACTTTTCTTGGAATTAATCCAAGTCTTTTTTCCATTCTTGTTTTACCAACTTCCCCCATTCCTCCTCGCGGGTCTGGGAAAGGGTATTTAGCAAATCTTTCTTCTAACGCTTCAATCAACAACTCCCTTGGGGCAATTAAAGCGTAATTAGCCAACCTTTTCCTCCAATAATACATAGGAGTATCAAACATATGGATTTGCCACCTAACCATGTTATATGCAAAGGTATCTATCGGTGGCCGATAAAAATTGAAATGTTCATAACAATACAAAACATCGTCTTCGGCTATAGCTACATATGGAGTGGTGGCAATTTTAGCTGCTCTCAATATTTGCCAATAAATGTTTGCAGTGCTAGGCTCCTCAGCCTGGATGAGGTTGACACCGAAGTCCATTGGTTCCTTGCTTACAGAAATAACATCAGCATCACCTATGGCTTTCTTTAGTACATCTAACTGATACTCTGCCCACTTTTTAGGGACACGGTTGATGGTTAGAAATAAAATTGTTATGTCACGCATTGTGTTATTTTTCATATATGCTACCATCTTTTATGAACTTTTTTATGGCAATCTTTACAAAGAGTTCTTCCATTATCTATCGCAAGTCTTAATTCAGGGAATAAAGCGAAGGGTTTTATATGATCTGCATGTAGTTTGTTTCCATGCTCCTTGCCTCCCCAAATACATTGATAATTATCTCTTTCAAAAACAGCTTTTCTCCATAATTTATATTCTGTAGATGTTCTTATTTTATTATTTTCTGTAGTAATACCACCTTGCCAATTTGGATGATCTTTTCCACAATACTTTCCCATGCGAACTTCACTCAGTTTTCTTCTATGTTCTTTTGAAAATTTTATTCCCTTGCGGGCAATACTCATATTAATCCTAGCATTTTCAGAAAATGGTGCTAATTTTTTACCAGTTTTAGCTCTGCTAATCTTGTCCCTTGTATCTATCGAAACCTTATGACCCTTAAGAGCATTACCTATATTGTTTTTCCACTCCTCTGTATGTTTTTTCCCAGTTTGGGCAAGAATTATTTTTTTCCTAATCTCCAATGACGGATGAGTACCGAACAATGGATTTTTATCTCCAGTCTTCGCCAAACTCATATTTTTTCTATGCTCTTCAGAAAAAATCCTTTTGACATTTATTTTGTTTCCTTTTTTAAATGGCATATTTTTATTCGTTTTCACATTTTTTATCCCACTTAGGTTTAATTTCTTCTAACCAATATTTCTCCCACACGAACAGAGAATACATCCATCCAGCTTGTTTGTTTGCTGGATTCTCTTTTGTACCGTCTGAATGTGTTCTAGAGAAACTTCTGTCTTTATGTGCATACCACATTCTTTTATCATATAAAAGTCTTCCACCAACTTTCCATGTTTTAAAGAGTGCTTCATGGCTATCGCCGTACAAGGGACCATAGCCTTCTGTTTCTAATTCAATAATAGCGCTATCCCAGTGAGCTTTGGACGTAACCCAAAAACTGCCCTGCATTGCCTGAGCCTCTATAATGTTATCATCCTTAAACTTTTCAGAACGACTTTTCCAATTATGTCCAGCGAATTTACGTATACCATCACCGCAGTCTTGTATAGTAAGTTTTTCACAATCAATAAAACCTTTTTCTTCCATAATGGACCAAGTTTCTGGATTTAGAAAATATCTCCTACCTGTAATCATGTCTTTAGGACCACAGCTATCAGTTAAAATTTTATCATATCCGGGAGAAAATTTTATGTGCTCATCACATCTTGCTATAAATTCGCCCCTTGCAGTTCTTACGCCAGCATTAATAGCCCCTCTCATTCCGAGGTTCTTTCCAAGCCTGATATAAACTACTCTAGGGTCTTTAACAATCCATTCATCCGGCATTGAATATCCATCTTGCACAACTATAATTTCTAAATCATCTCCTAGTTCGGAGTTTTTTAATAAATCTTCAACAGTGTTTTTATTATATTTGTCTTTGTATGATGGGATAACAATTGAAAGTTTCATATCTTTAAAATTATAATTTAATATATGCGACACAACCATAAGTTAAGTATCTTCCTGTATTTACTATTTGTCAAATAAAAAAAACACACCTGATTTGATGTGTTTTTAAATCATCATCTACAAAAGTAGAAATCTTTTTTAAAATCACCCTACAGCGAAGGAGAAACTGATGGAGATGCTGATGGAGATGCCGAAACAGAAGGTGAAACTGATACTGAAGGTGATTTAGAAGGTGAAATTGAAACAGAAGGTGATGTGGAAGGTGATACGGACGGAGAAAGAGATGGTGATTCAGAAGCAGAAGGAGAAATGGAAGGTGAAATAGAGGTTGAAGGAGAGACAGAAACTGAAGGTGATACTGACGGAGAAGCAGATGGAGATTCAGAAACAGAAGGTGAAACTGATGGGGAAGCAGAAGGCGAAACAGAAGGAGAAGCAGAAGGAGATGCAGAGGGGGAGACTGAAATAGAAGGAGAGACAGATGGGCTAGATGAAATAATAACAACATGATCTGATGTTTTAGGATTAACAATAACAGATTGAGATCCTCTGACTACCATGTTTCCGATAGTCATCGCATCAGTCGAGTTATCATATAAATACAAACTTAATGGTCCATGAGGAATAGAACTATCTGCTACTTGGTACACTCTCACAAAGTTTATAAAAAACTTTACAAACCCAGCTTGCCAGACAATCTTAAAAAATGTATTCGTTCCTTCCCAATCAGAATTCCAAACGATTGTTGGTGATTCGGTTGTAGTGACTCCATCGCTAGTTTGACAAGTCATATTTTCTCCAATTTTAAATCGGACATATTGAGTTGCACTTGCATTCGATAATCCGAAATACCTAGCAAAAGCCACATTTGGAGCTGTTCCAACATTTATGTCGAAAGAAACATCTCCTTTTGTGATGTCAGTATAGCTAACCGCAGCACCAGCAACTCCCGTACCTGCTCCTACTTGTATTCTTCCATTCAAGTCTGAGAATGGAGCACCTGCTAGTGTGTGCCATAGGTTAGTATCATAACCTTGGCGTTGTGTATCATAATTAAAGTTTTGAAGTATTGAGATCATAAATTTTGTTTATTATGCTTTATAATAATAATACTATCAAAGTCCCAAAAATAATACCGAGGAAAATTACATTACTTCTGTAACTACTTCTACTTTCTCAGCTACAACTGGAGCCTCTGCAATAACTTTTTCTACTACCACTTGAGGTTTTTTGTATCCAGATTTTCTTCCTGGTCTTCTTTTCATCGCCCTTGGGGCTGTATTATTACTTTCTTTATTATTAGAAACAATTTTCTTTAGCGTCTCCTCTACCATTGTTGGCAACATCGTTTTCGCCAATTCTATGGCTGCGGATTGTACTAACTTTTGAATTTCTGGGGATAGTTTTGGCGCCTCACCTAACTTGACTTCATGGCTGATAGGTGTTCCAAATTTTAATTCGGTCACCTCATGTGCAGGCTCACTAGCTACTCTGGAATTTGCGTATGGATCAACTGCAACATTATCTGAAGCAATGAAATCGCTATTAAACCCTGGATGAGCAAGAGTCATTTTTATTAATTCAGGTTGCTCTACTTCCGCCACACCATCTTTAAATCTTACTGATAATGTTGGTACTGCTGGTGTTCCTGTTAATGGTTGAGCAGACATACCTGGTCTAAGAACAATCATTAAATTAGAACTTTTTGAGATAAATTTCATATATTTTATTCATAATTAATTATTTAAAACCTTGTTACGGGAGGCTGTATGGCCTCCCGTAACGTGAAAAACTATTCAATTGTTCCGATAGCGGCAATCTTAGTTGCATTGCTAGAAGCATTTACAACTGTTCCATCAAAGAAAACTACTAATTCTTCGTTTTCTCCTCCGGTGATATGTCCGATTCCAGATGCCCATGAAAGAGAAGTTAGTGTATCATCTACATTTTTTGTAGAAAACACCAATCTTTCTGTTCCATTTTTAGTTCTGGTATAAACCTTCAATGTATCAATTCCAACCGTGTTGTTAACCAAATAGTCAATTTGTTGTAGAACTACTCGATGTCCCTTAACATAGTTAAAACTTTCCATTGGAGATAAGCAAACTGCTTGTGTAGTTGCTCCTGATGTATCCATCAAAAGTTTATACACTACCAAGCCATCTACATCCACAGAAGCTGAAATTGTAGCTGTAAGGAAAGCACTAGCTGTAGCTTGAGTTGTGATAGTATCTTGAAGTTTTGCTTCAAAGATTCCATCAGCATTGATAGCTGCAACCAATAACCCCATATTAGATGTACCAGCTCCGAATGTGTAGGTGTCTGTTAGACCATCAGTTGTGATCAATACTACCGTAGTAGCAGTTGTGTCAACGCTGGTAACAGTACCAGTTCCGATGTATCTAAGTTTGATACCAACAGCGGTATCTTCGTGTGTTTGTGAGACTACGCCCTTTGCAAGCAATTTGCGAGTCTCTAATCCATCTCGTGATGCCATAAATTTATTGTTATTAAGTTTGGTTGATTAATTACCGGTCAATAACCCGTGACCATTTCGGACCCATTGCTGGGATTAAAATGATTTATCGTCCCATTTTAACCAAGGACTATGCACCCAAACTAGATGCAGGTGTCCACTCCGGGGACACAATATTATGTTTGAACTTTTCTGCGACTTTTACGCACATTTCTATAAATTGATCTGTGGTTTGGATTGTCTTAGATCTATTGCATCTTCCACAGCATGGTACAATATTATCAGGATTATATCCAAATTTAGGATCTTTTCTGTCTAGTCCTATTCCTTTTATTTCATCTCCGCAATAGTAACATGGCTTTTCCCAATACAACATGAATTCTTCGAAGGATAGTGCAAAATCTATTTTTCTGACTTTTGCACTTGACCTATAGGTTTGGAATCTATGGGCAGGAGTGTTTTTATCTCTAACCCCCCTAGCATTATGACATACACGACACTCATGTGATCTTCCCATAGAGGCCCTCCTGTTTTTATTCCTACCAAACTCGCCTAGGGATTTTTTTTCATGACAGACATAACATATTCTTGTCATATTAATAATGTCAGTTGTAATCTTTCTACCTTCCACTATCGGACGATATTTTTTCCGCTTTAACTGATTAGCGTCCTGACAAGAATCACACCGGCATCCCTTAGAATAATACCAAGCTGTTCCGTGCCCTTTTATTGGAGATTCAGTACGATATACAGATTTAGCCTTCTTACACTTTTCACATCGGCATCCTTTGTTATACTCTTTTGCAGTTCCATGTTCTCTTGGTTTTTCAAACATATTATTGTGTCCCCAGAGGGGAGAATTAGTTAATAATTACTTACTAACTAATCCTAACACAATGTTTTTTAAAAAGCAAGTCCCGTGCTATGCACTGACCCCCTTCAAAAGTGAATGTCTAGGTGCCTGTTTTCGTTCCAAACCTACTTCAGAAATATATTGATCGATCTCTCCATCAACATCTGGAGCTTGAATGTTTGTCATTAATTGAGTGTCTCTAGCTTCCATGTATCGATATCGGAAACATTCCATATCAAGCAAGTAAGCTTGTCCAGCCAATTCTTCAACAAACAATGGGTTATGAACAATATTTACTGTTCCAAACGCTGTTTGCCATTCTGAAATTCTAACGCCATAGGTAGTATCACCAGTCTTTGTAAGAATTTGTCCACGAGCAATTTCATTGATTGCTTGTAATACAAGTCCTCCGCAAAACAAAACTTTGGTGCTATTTCCATATGTAAATCCTTCACGAAGGAAGTTGTTAAGATCAGGAGCAGTCAATGGACCACCTTGATTTTGAACAAACGAACTTCCAGCAGAAATGAATTCATCAATACCTCCAGTTGCTCGACGAGCATATGTAGAAGTATCAGCGTTCTTCTGACCAAACCAAAACGCTCTTTCGATGTCCAGCGCGTGTTCAGTTCCCTTCTTAGCACGTTGAAAAGGGAGATCTTTTCCGCCGTATAAATTAGCGGCTTTTTCTGTTCCAGAAACTGCAATGCTAGTTTTAAAAATCTGGCAATAATTGCTTTGAGCAGCAGAACGAGTTGTGTTTACGTTTCTTGCTCCAGTATTTTCAGCACTTGCATTTCCAACAATAAACAATCCATCACCAGCTAAAATAGCTGCTGCAGGAGTAGCTCCAAAGGAGTTTGTCACTGCAATAGTATTCCCGTCAGTGATTGCTGTTACTAGCATGTTTTCGCTAGTTCTAGCATTTCTAACAATATCTCCAACCGTGAAGATATATGCTGGATTAGCTCCAGCTCCAGTCACATCGATCGATCCAGCAGAAGCTGATTCAGCTTTAGCTGCTCTAGCGTAGCGACCACCATAGACGTCTTCAACTTTCTTGTTACCCTAATCAGGGGACACATCATTTCTGTGTGTCTCTGTGCTTTCGTTTGTTATAGGCACAGATCGGACTGTCGCTTCACAATGACATATCACATTGTGTCTCTTCACTCAGTCTCTGCAGGTCCCTTTCGGGTTCCTGAGGGTTATCCGCTTCCGGACTTTCCCCATTAATCAGAAGAGATTTTAAAATGGCTTGAATGTGTCTACCATTTAAATTCTGGATTCATTTCTTGTTACATCGGATCTCTCCGAGAGTCAATCATTTCTGTTGACTTCTGTATGTCTCCATACAGATCAGACTCTATCTTCTCATTGCGTTTTGTCAGCCACCTTGATTGTGTTTCAAGTTGCCGCGCAAGAGTCTTACGTATAGTCGTTGAGATATCGTTAGAACCTAATTCATTAAGCTCTCTTAGTTGCTCTGCACAAACATATTCTCTGTCTGTGTAGGGAATCCTCTTGCCATTCTTACGGCTCATAGCTCGTGATAGAGAGAATTCTTTTAGCAATTCCAATTGAAGCTTCTTTGAGACTATAAAAGGAGAAATCATTTCACAAAATTTCACAATTTCAGTGAAACGACATACCTGCACGACATATCGGCGCTTGTGTTTCTTCGACCCTTCTTTTCTATCGCTTATATAATAAGCGATATTCAGTTGGTCTAGGATTAAACAACATTCGTCAATAATGTCTACTGAGGTATTTTCCATTGTTAGCTTCGGAGTCAACCCGAATTTCATTTCACGATTTCGGTATTCTCTCCTATTCTGTCTTACGATGGAAAATGTTCCTTCTCCGTCCCAAATGCCTGCTAACCAGGCTTTTTTTAGTTCTACCGTTATCTGCTGGTTGTCTCTATTCATAATATTGTTACATATAAGTAATTATGACTTAACGAGATATTCTAGCAAATAGTAAGATTTTAGACCAGCCTCCATAATTAACCGGTCACTGCCTTCATGATACTTGAACCTTGCCAAGCTTTACCCTAGTATGTTAGCTGCATGTTACCATGCAGATCGGACTATATCATCATTTATTTACATTAAGTTAAGCAAATAAAGTTCGGCGCTATTTGAAGTATTATGTTCTACTTATAAAGTAGTTTCAACCTCTAGTCTCTACACCTTCACATGTCTTTTAAACATGTGCTTGGCTCGGGATTGTCCATCATTTTAAATGGAGTTTCCCCGAATTCACCGAATTATTGCCCTATAATCGCTTATAGGCGGGACAGTAAAATTTATCCCAAACTTTTCCAACGTTCGTAAGCACATTATTGTTACACCATTTATATTGGTGGCGTGGTCATTTCTGCCACACTCTGCATGTCTCCATGCATGTTCGGACTATATCATACCGTTATTTAACGGTCCCAGCGTGTAGTCTCTGAGGATTTCGATTTTTCAATGTTTAAGTTTTTTTAACTCATCAATTAATGCAATTTCTTCGTCTGAATATTCTGCTCTACCAGATCCTTTTCTATTACCTCTACCTTCCATCTTTTTTTCACGAGATAATATGAATTTCATGACGATATCCATTTGTTCTCCTTTAACAAACACATAAGGACGAACTAAATTAATAAACTGCTTAACTTGAGTTTTTCCAGATAAACCAACATCGTAAAGATCCTTTACGGCTGTTCCATCTGTTCTTTTTTGATTTCTTCTTACACCTTTCCTGCAACTTATCCAACATTTTATTCCAGCAGAACTCAATTCGTTTTTTATGAATTCTAACGGCTTTATATCAGTGTTGCTAAGTCTGACTGAAGGGAGAATATTTCTATCATATGTTCCATCAATCTTCAAATGAGTTTTTTGTAAACCCATTCCGATATATCCTTCCCCATCGAAGAAACCTCCAATATAACTTAAAAAATCGATCTTTCCTGCGGATTGTCTCATATCCATAAGATTTTTACTTAATAATAAGTACTTATGGCTTAGCGAGATGTTCCCGCATATAGCTAGGTTCTCTTAAGATATTAAGTATAACTTAATTGTATCTTAAGACGCTGCTTTTGTCAACGTTACGAGCGGATGCTTATTTGGCTCAAGTAGAAATATTTTCGTTTTGTTATCATGGCTTTTTTAATTACCATTTCTGCATATTACTATGCAGTCCAGACTATATCATCATCCAATCATATTGGATGGCCGGTGCTCGTGGAGTTTTTATATTCTTTCCTAAAACAGAAAGTTTCAAACTCTAGTCGTTACACGTTACGTTTTCATTTAGAAAACATCTTCGTTCGGGATTGTCCATATAGGAGTTTCCCCGAATTCGCCGGCTTTGCTAACAGAATCTCTTCTGTAAGGGACATCGGTTGACTGTTTATGCAGTATATGTTAATATTCTATTATAATTATTAAATATACTAATATGATTAAAATTTGCGTTTTTTGCAATAAAGAATATGAAGTAACACGTGGATGTGCTATCAAAAAGAGTAAATACTGTTCTCCTAGTTGTCACCATTCTTTTTGGCTTAAAAAAGGAAATAAATCTGGAAAATTTTTAGGAAATAAATTATCTCTAGGTAAAAAAATTCGAGAAAACGAAACTCTTTCTAATGAACAAAGACAAATAGTATTTGGCACGTTATTAGGAGATGCTAGTATAGACTTATCTCGTGCTGGTTCTTCTTCTTTACGCTATCAACATTCTGAAAAAAACTTAGACTATGTTTTATTAAAAAATAAATTTTTACAAAACTTTATAGTCAGAGAATTCCCAACTTTATCAAAGGCTCGAATTTGTTCTAAAATTAACGATATAGATGTAATAAGCAAGGCTTCATATACCGGATCGACGGTTACTCATCAAGATTTTAATGAAATAGAAAAACTATTTTACATAAAAACCAGTAATGGTCGTCTTAAGATATTTACTCAAGAAATTGCTAGTCACATCACTATTCTTAGTATATTATTTTGGTATATGGATGATGGAACATTGTCTCCTCATAAAAAGAGTCCTTCTCGTTATTTTATCAATCTAAGTACTAATAATTTTTCGTATGAAGAAAATATTCTCATACAAAAAATGTTTTTAGAAAAATTCAACGTTCCTGCAAGCATTTACCTTATAAAATCTCAGAATAGATACTACATTCGATTTAACTCTGACAGTGCTGATATTTTAATGAACTTATTCTCTACTTTTGGAAAATATATTCCCGCAAGCATGAATTACAAATTTACATTTCTTAAACAGTAACCTTGTATTTATCCACTGCATCTACGATCATTCTACCTTCTGCTACTGAAACAGTTGTGTCTCTAGCAGCTGAAGTTACCGCTCCCTGATCATGGGTCGGTTCTGTGTAATTGATTATATTTTATAAGTGAGTTTTAATTCTGCTCACTACCTACGTTTTCACGTAGGGCTAGACTGGCTCATAAAACCTATTCCATTAAGGTTTTTCCTGCGTACAGTCGTTGAGGTTGACACTGTTTCGGCTTTTTGTTACAATGGAGACATGAAAACATGTAAACATTGTAGCAAGGAATTTGCCGCTAAAGGTAAAAAATTATTTTGCACCGTAGCTTGCCAACAAAAAAATTGGGCTATTTTACGAAACAAAAGTGGGAAACATACAAAGGACTCTAGGGATGCTGGTATACTTATCAGATCTATCAAGCCTACAGACCGCCAAAAAGGGATCATACTAGGAGCAATGATGGGTGATTCCAGTATCACTCAGAGGGAAAACGGAACTTGCCGCCTTCGTCTTTGTTGTGGAGAAAAACAAAAAGATTATCTTGAGTGGAAGAAAAACGAACTTAAAGAATTCATTGTTCAGAAAGAAGCTATTCGCTCAGTAGGAAGTGCTTTTGGCACAACTACTGTTGGATTTTCTTATGATACAGTAATACATCCATTTTTTCAAGAATTGTTTCCAAAATTTTACGTCCGTTATGGAGGAAAGAAAAGAAGGACATTTGATATGAACATTCTTAATCAACTCACACCTTTATCCGTACTTATATGGTTTCTTGATGATGGATGTTATTATTTCAATAAGAAGAAATCTGATCACTCTCTTTACTTATCTACCTGTCGTTATTCTTTATCTGAGATTCAAATGATGAAGAAGTGGTTTTGGCATACATGGCACATTGAGTCTGTTATTTATTATGACAAAACTCATGACACTAATTACCTTCACTTTCGTCGTGTCTCTCAGTTTCAATTTAATAATTTATTTCTTAAACCTTTTAAGGAAATAATTCCTTCCTGTATGTATTACAAGTTTCCTAACTTTTGACCTAAATAAACAGTGTCTTACCTGCGGATTGTCTCTATTCGTAGAATTTTTAGTTTTCGCCGCCAAGTTTTTATCTCAGACGGTATCCTACCTACGACTTAACGAGAGTTTCCCGCATATAGCAAGATTTTATATCCGCATTACGTTTACGGATATGTTGTACTCATATTTGATTTTTAAGTTACAAATTAATTAAACTCTTAATACCCACCCAAAAAAGAATTTGGGTTTGGTCTTCCTGAAATAAGAGTATCTACCATAGGAGTACCGTCTGTAGCATACTGAGCAGTTTGACCTCCGCCTTGTGCGTTTCCCATAACTTCTTTAGCTCTTTCTGCTGCATTGATTTCTGCTATTTTTTTTGCTTTTGATTCTGACATTTGACCTTTTACAGCATAATAAGCGATTTCTATATCGGTTACATCATGCGTATCTAGCCATTTATCAATATCGTCTGCATACTCTTGAAAATCAGGAGTTTTCTCAATAAATTTTTGAGAATAATCTTGAAAGGTTTGTAGATCTGCTTTGTCCTCAAATTCCTTACGGAATTTAGCTACCTGTTCTTCAACCAACTTAGCAATGGACTCTGGGGTAGCCATATCATAGGCCTTTTCTCCCAACTTTTCCCTTACCTCTGCATTGGCTTGTGAAACTGCAGCGACATCACGGACATCAACTCTCCCTTCAACTACCGCCTTAGCAATATCTTTATCAACCTTTCCATCGATAATGGCCTGAACAAGTTCAGGGGATTGATCTAGTTTGTCTAGTAACGGTGCAATGTTTTCGAAGAACTTTCTATACTCACCGAGCTCTTGCCCTTGTTGCCCTAAGCGGGCAGACAATTCTTCGTAGGCTTTTTGTTCGGTACCATTCGCACTTCCTGTCTCTTCCGTCTCCCCTCCTTGTGCACCTTGGTTTGGTGTTGCTGTCGGAGGAACGGTAGGGCTGCCCAGATTACTGGACCCTAAATTAGGATCAACCATATTATTATTCATATTAATTAATTAACTTTTTATACTATACATTAGTCCCTTGGTTGCTGGTTTATTTTCCACAACCGCCCATTCCTGTTTTTTCTTTTTTGTCATTGACTGCTTTTCGTTTTGCAGAAAGTTTTGCCATTATCCCAAGTAGAGCTACTCCCTTCTTAGAACCAAAGCCTTTTCTTCCCTTTAACGCAGTCATAACTCCTGCTGTTTTGTTCATAGGTTTATATTTTAATTGATTAACTATATGTTTTAACTATTCCTTTAACTGTTTTTATTTTTAGTCCTTTTATTTTAGACATCTTAATAGGTTTTATTGTTGTTTTTGAAATTTTAAATTTAGATGCACCGCCTGACTTTAATAGAGATTTTATAATAGATGTCGCTGATGGTAGTTTTATTTTCTTACCCCCACCTGTTGAAATTCTGGTTGTTGATATTTTTGGAGAACTTTTCACTTTTCCATAATTAGCTGGTATAAAATTTTTAAAACCAGGACCTCCTCTCCCAACTAATTTTTTTAACAAGTTCTTTTTGACTCCACGAGATGATACTCCAACCTTAAGTCTTCCTTCGTTTTTTGAATTTTCTGTTGTTATTACTCCTTCCATATGATTATATTTTTCCCTCTGGATCAAAGTTGGTGTTTTCTGCTTCCTCTTCTCCACCTTGCTTTGAGGCATTAAGATCTATTACATAATTTTCAATGTCATAAATACCAGCCATAGCTCCTTGAGCCCAAGAAATAGTATGTGGATCTGCAGTTGGATTAGTAGACCTAAGTTGAGAGTCTAACAATAGTGTTCTGGTGTTAACATATTTCAATATAGCTATCCATTGTCTAGTACTAATCATTTCTTTTAAAAGTGATTCCATTTCTTTTAATGTCATTTCGACCATCAAGGCATTTATTTCTTTTGTAAAATATGATCTGACATTTGACGCTGGTTGTTCCTTTTTTTCTTCCTCTTTTTCTTTTTTCATATAATTATATTTTAATTTATTAGTACCCGTATATGCCCAATCGATTTATTGGAGCTGGTTGCTTATATCCTGGTCCTCCCATTCCAGACGGTCCCTTATCCATTGGTCCTATTGGTGGTGGTGGTGGTATTGCTGTGGAATCTAATCCAGGAGGAGTCGCACCTTGGACCATCTCGCCTTTCTGAGACTTTATTTTATCAAGGATAGCTTGTATCTCACTACTACTACCACCTGCAGATGGACTTGATCCTTCTGGAGGCAAAGGAGCTTCTGACACTCCACTTAAGTTATCCCACTCCTTAGAGTAGTTTTTATAAGCTCCTATGACGGCCTTAACTCCATTTACCAACTCATTCACACTTCTACCAGGCTTATTCAGGAGATTTTCCATCATTTTTTGGAGTAATTGGCGTTTTAATCCATCAGTTTTTGGGTCTCCTGTTGCACCTCCAGTTGGAGTTGGAGTAGATTCAGGCTCACTTTCTTCCATCTCAGTAGAGGTTGGACCCATTTCGGGCGTTGGTCCGCTAGGCATACCCATAGCAGCGTCTGGCGTTCCTCCCATCATTGTTGGCATTGTAGGATCCGGTGAACTATTTTTTACTTGTGACATGTCCATAATATTTTTTATAATTATAAATTAAATATTTTTATCTTACTTCTTTCTGTTCTGAAGGGATAAAGCTTGATTGAGAATGTTCGAGCTAACACTTGATGGCTTGCTAGAAGGTATATTAGTATCAACTCTTCCTCCTGTAGCCCTATTATGTCCTGCTATGTTTGGTATATTTGAACTCCATGTAGATTTATCTTGAGCTTGTACTCCTTTTGGAGTCGGTGGAATACCCATATTATTTAACAAGTTTACAGGATTGGCCATTTGTCCGTATGGGCTAACTTCACTTCCATAATTTTCTCCAGTTCTTCTTAAGTGCTTTGTAACATTACGCAAAGAAGATTTCGGTATCATACTATAGCCTGGTCCGCCCATACCAGATATTGGTGCTGGTGGAGCAGGTGGCATCATTGGAATTCCAGCAGGAGGCATACCGGCGCCTGCTGAAGGAGCTAATCCAGATGCGCTAGGCTGTCCATCTGGCCCAACAGGCGCATCTGGTGTAGTTGTTTCGTCTTTCGTAACACCATCCAATGACCACCCCCAATCCGATATAACGCGAGAAGTTAGTTTCTGAGGATCAACAAAAGGAAGGTTTATTAAAAGTTGATAAAGATCCATGTCCTGCTTCTTCTTAACCTCTCCATCGCCAGCTATTGATGGTAGAACTTTCGCTTTGTAATCAAAATAACCATTCAAGTCGTCTTTTTCAATTAAAGGAAATTCTGGTTGTCCATTTTTTCCTATAATTCGAATTGTCATTTGTTCACTAAATAATTGCCTACTCATATCCATCCAATATCTTAAAACGTCAGAATAAGCATCTCCTAAATGATTTACAAACATTCTAACTCTTTCTAATGTAGATTCTCGCAAATGCCTAACTTCTGTGGCGCTACTTGATCCGCCACCTACTCCTTGAGAAAAATCATCTACACCAGAGGCATATTGCATGTCTCCCTTTAAAAGTTCCTCTTCTTTGTATGCCGATGGCTTGATATCGCTAAATTGTATTTCACGTACACCATTAGGATCTACTGAATAGATTATACCAAACGGGCGAGTTACTAATTCGTCCTTATTAACATTCGCCAATGGGTTAACGATCCACATCTTATGAATTGACAATGTAGCCGCGTCAAGTCGTTGATTTTTAACTAAATTTAGCATTATTTGTGGACTCTCTAATATCATAGGCAATCCATATCCCTCAAACTCACCTGGTATTTTTAAATAAGCAGCCTCTATAAAAGGAGCCTCCTTGAAGTCCATAGGGATGGGCATAACTCCATCTTTAAAGATAGGAACATAACTTCCCCCAACCATGACTGCGTATGCATCATCAAACGGTCTCCACCACTCGTATACTTCATACATTTTTACAGTAACATCTTGAGTATTTCTATATTTATCATATTCAGCTATTTGACCAGCAAAACCTGCGGTAGCCGCTGAAGATTTTGTTGTATAAATGTTTGTTGTTCTAACTCTTTGTCTAATAGCAGCATAATCTGTAAGATCCCCTCCAGGAGCCTCAAGAGCTAATTGTAATCTTTTCTTATCCGCCATTGGGTATCTTCTGACCAGTTCTGCTCTAGTTAGAACTAATCTCTTAAGCCAGTATTGTTTGCTTTGTCTGGCTGTGTTATGCCAATCATACCATAAATTATAGTTGTCTACCCATTCGCACATTGGGCCGTCAAAAAAAACTCTCTCCTCTTGTTTCCATTCATACTTCTTGCTCGTGATATCTTTGCTTCTCAAAAATTTCAACTTTCTAACATCCTTTTTCCAGCTAACCTGTAAAAAACCAGTTCCATAAATAAGGGTCGATCTAACGAAATCCTCATTTGTCCTATCCATATTCGCCCTCTCCCAATTGTAGTCCATTAGCTTAACTTGTTTTTCGGCTTTAGCTTGATCATCTTGGTTCCTTCCTACGACAGTAAACTCTGGTCTTGCGTCTACGATCCTAGGAACCATCGTCTCAACAGCAGATTGAATATATGGAATCTGAACGTTAGAATTTCCTGTAATAAAAATAAGTCCGTTTCTTTTTGCTATATAGTTAGTATTTCTAGTAGAAATACTCCATACTTTTCCTTTATAAGCAACCTTACGTATGTTTTTTTTACCTTGCACACATACAGAGTTGCTGTATGCAATATTTGCATACTTATCAGTAATAACGCTACGCATACCAACGAGATGAACGAGAACTTGTAACCATTCTAGGAAATCTTTTTTAGGCTTTGTCACCATATGGTATTTTCCGTCTGGGCGCAAAGAACCATCTCCGAAACAAATTCCATCAAGAAGCCTACGCTTTTCACTCAATGTTAATTTCCATAATAAGTTGTTGGGCTTTCTATCAGGAACCCACTCAAGCATTTTCTTAACAACATCTCCGTTGCTTGGAAAATAAAATCTATGCTCATCATGGTAATGATCCATTTCCTTCTTCCTAGACCATTCTCTATATTCAACACCCAAGGAGATTATAAGATTTCTTAATCTAATAAGAGTTTCTGGTTTTGATTGCGTTATATAGGCTTGTTTTGAGTTTTTAGGAAAACAACCGTCAGTTAAAAACCAACCGATTAGTTCTGCCCAATCTCCGCTTCCTGTTGACAGCTCACCATCATAGGAACCACTTAATGGTAATTGATAAACAGATCCACTATCTAAAAGGTCACATGATTGAACGTATTGGAAGTTGTCATCCCAAATATGTTCTCGCTGATCCGCCTTAAGTATATTTATAATTGTTTTTTTTACTTTTTTTCCTTTTTTTAATAGGACACGGTGATTACCAGTTAAAAGTTGATCTGTATTTGACTGTTTTATAGAAATCATCTCACCGTCAAAATCATAGCTAAATTCATCTTGAGCTGTATCAATTTCTATCATTTTTGTTTCTGGATTGAAACTAAAAACAGACTCACCATTAGAAATTTGACCTATTTTTTTCCAACCTTCTGGTGAAAGTATTTCTGTATCCTCACTGACGCATTGCCACTTCTTTATTTCCCGTTGCCTGTCACCTCCATAAGCGATATAAAGCTTATATGACCTGTCTAGCCTGGGCTTTATCACATTTAAGAAATATTGGCGTGAATCGTCACGTTGAAGAACGAAGAGTCTCCTCAGCTCAACTTCCTTGTCCCCATATTGGAATGGGCTATACATGTTTCCGTATTTTTCCATATAAAAATTGTATCAAAGTCCTTTTTTTTATAAATAAAAAAATATTTGATTAAAAATTAATTAAAAATTAAAAGAAAATATGCTTTTTAGTATGAAAAGTTAGATGGCAACTCTTTTTCATAGTCAACTTGCTCCAATGCTCCACCAAACATAACTTTAAATCCTTGTAGGCATATAGCACTCGCGAAAATACAGTCATCATGAAATCCTGATTGAGCAACCATATCTCCGCCGTCATTAAACGTAAACGTTAACATTTCATCTATTGTAGCTTCAGTGTGAATTTTTAAACTCATGTCTGATAATCCTTCCCTTAAATCATCTATCATCAACGGTCTAGTTATTTTTGTAGTTTTCCAGCCGAGTCTATCAGAAAACCGTGTCCCCATCACGTCCATCTTAACAACGGGCCTAAAATAAAGACGCGGATACATTTTATTTCTAATGGCGGTAACAGTGGAAATTCCGTGATTGTTTATTTCCACTACCATCAACGCTTCATTAAAAAATCGTCCTATCTTGTCAAGAAGATGTCCAAACCTATCTGGAGCCATATGCCCACGCCAGAAAGCTACCTCATCCCCAGTTGTTCTGTCAAATATAGTGAAAACAGAATAATCACCACCGGTCACCCCCTCCGCGACATCAGCTCCAACAATATAATTGTGACCAGGTTTAGGTTTAAAATAAATAATAACTTCATCTTCATTTTTTTCTACAACAGATTCTGCTCCAGCGTCATCTTTAACTTTTTGTCCTAAGTGAAAAACTCGTGACCTGAGTATTTTTATCAACGCAGATGGAAAAACAGGTCTTCCTGAAGCTAAAAATTCCAACCCATACTCCTGAGAAAATCTCATTGGATTGTTTATACGTTTTTTTATTATTTCTATTTGCTCTTGTGAATATCCCCACCACCACCCATATTTTTTTTTGCAGTAATCATTGTCGGACATCCACATCCTGTGATACTGGTTTCCCATGCCGTTCGGAGTTGACTCCACCACAATCTTCCCATTTTGTGGTACGGCATTTTCAATGGCAAGCATTTTCTCAGGTGCTTTATCCCAGAAGGCAAGCTCCGTGCAATTATGTACCACTCCAGAATGAGTCAAAAAAGAATGCGGTTCTTTGTCTAACACAATATCATAGACAAATTCTTCCCTTTCTGTCTCACACACAGACCTGACCTTCATCCAATAATGGAATCTTCCTCTCAACCATGACCTCCATCCATAATTTCTACCTGGATCATTTTCTTGTATCCATCGAAATCTACCATTATTGTAAACAGGGAGCCTGAAACCCAATTTTCTTCTAAATTTATAGTTCCCATGACCACTCAGGGACAGTGAATATACTTTATTACCAGGAGCCCCGTAGAGAGTTGACTCGCTAGATTGTATTGACGCTAAGCCTATTTTTAGAGAAACAAGCAATTTCTTAACCTGATACACTAACGCTGGACTTATTGACCTCAGCACAACCTTCCTATCATCGCTCTCTTGGAAGTATCCATCACCTAAAAATACTCCACGCAGAAACCCATACCCGAATTCCCAGCCGTAATACCAGCAGGAATCATTTATTGTTTTGTTTAAAGCACCTGATCCAAATTTTTCTATCAAAAAACTAGATATTTGTTGCGATGTAATAGTAATAACTGAACTGAGACTACCAGACCGCCTATCAACACTTATTTTTCCCAGTTCATTCCCAAAAACCGTTTTAATCAAAGAAATTAAATATTCTTCCTCTTTTCTATTTATTGAAAAAGAAATCCTTCCTTCCCTTACAAATCCTTTGGCAGAAAACCATCCACAAAATTCCCCGAAATCTCTATTTATTTCCACCTTTCCTATTTTTATAAATGACCCTGTTTTTACAGGATATAACGAAAAATCTATTTCCCTGAAACGATTCCTCATTTGGAAATAAGGATATGCTATGAAATCATTCTTTCTTATGTCCAAAGCTCTTTTCCAACCGTCTTTTGTTAGAATTTCATGATTTTCTGTTGTTTTTAATAAACCATCCGCCCCAACCACGTCTATTGCGAGCATCCTTTCGGTAGACTTCTTTTTTATTATATTCCTTACAACAGAACCGCCACCATTTCCATTAATAACCTTACTCCCTTTTGTTATATCGGAAACCCTAACCGGTTTTCCATTTTCTCCGAAAACAACAGTATCCCCTGACACGCACAAAACATTGTGTAAAGTGTACCCACGCCCCACATTTTCGCTGGAAGGTAACACTAATATCTTAGAATCAATTGCTGGAAAACTTATTTCATACTTTGAATTATATTGTATTTTTGGCCTGATTGCTTCCGGAGTTGTTCTCCAGAAAGTTTTAACTTTGTCCAACAATTCAGCTGTTAAGTCTGAATTATACCCAATCAATGCAGTATTTGTCCCTGGCGTTGTGATGGTGTTATGATAAAGATAGCCTACTGCGGCTGTAGAATTATGAGACACAAATCCTTCTGCAATATAAGTATGTTCAGAAGTCTGTAAGTCTACCATATTAACAGAGGAAACTGCTTCCAGAGAGACGATCTTTGAAAACCACCCCTGTGGTAATGTTTTCCCCTCCCATCCATTTTCTAACGTCACTTTACCCAAAACGGCGGGTATGCCTTTGATAACGTCTCCAATTTTCATATCTTCTATTTTTTCCCAAGCGTACTCCATATTGCTTTCCAATTTTTTTGACAATAACTTATGTTCCTTTGTTCCTACTAGGGAAACACCATTATCCAGAGTAATTTTTATCCCTGGTGATTTAAAAGAAAATTTCTTTTCTACTATTGCTGCTTTCATTTTTCTTTGTAAACTTACCTCATGTATATTTTCGTCTACAGACACGACCTCATCTCCGATATTAACATCTTTTAATTCTACCCACGCTAGGTTTGACAATAATATTTTAGTGTGTTCTGACAAGCAAAAACCAATTTGCCGAGCTTTAAGTATGATCACCCGCGAATTTTCATTTATTGCGTTAAAAAGATCACATTGTGCATCGTTTAAAATAAAAGGTACGAGACCAGGTGTTTTTCCTTTTATCTTTGTGAAATATTCCAAATATTTTTTAGGATCACGTATTATTTCTAATAATTTCTTGTCTTCAGGTTTCATTTTTTTTTATTTATTTCTTAGTATCATAAACACTCCCAGTTATCTCCTCTTCTTCTAGCTGATGCAATCGTTCCGATTCTGGTATTTCTGGGATTGTAACGCTGTATTTTACTGGACCATAAGTTTCTATCTCTTCATTCTTTTCCTCTTCTATTTTCTTTAATAAGGTATCCTCCCATGTACCATTGACGCCTTGCGAGTCAACATCATATGTTTCCATTCCAACTGATTTTAATAGGGTTTGAAACGCCTTAAGGCGTGTATCGGCTTTTTTTGCACTGTCAGCGATAGTTTTTATTCCCTTCGTTATGTAGTCAAAAGATATACCTGCTCGCGTTAAAGACTCGTGGTACTCCTTTCTCATCGCCATTTTATCTAGCGTGCGATAAACCTCCGCCACCGTTTTCACTCCAATAATTTCTTTTAGCTTCTTAGGATCTTGTGTTATTTTTAACGCCTTCAAGAGAAACATTTGCTGAGTAGTGTTTTGGTAGTTACGCTTGTAGCGACTGACTCTCATTGTAACGGGTTTTAATTTAAATTTTTCCATTATTTTATCTAAAAAATTATACGATATATTTTATTTCTTATCCTTTTTTACGTTTATATCTGCCTTTGGTTGTTGCTTACTAATTTTATCTCTATTTTTTATTAGGCGTAAACGGTTCTTATCCTCATATACCTCATATTTATCCACATCGTAATCTAAGTTATAACAAAGAGCCCAGTTAACAGAAAAATCAATAAAATCAGAAAGACTCATTTTTTTCTTTTCAGCCTCAGCTAATAATTCTAATCTATTATCTACCTCGTGAACAAAAAACAAAAAATCCAAAGTAATATGCTTATAAGGATATGCATATTTTTTTGGATTTTTACTGGGGTCATCTTTTAAGAAGTCTGGGAAAAATTCATCAATATAAGAGACTGTTGATGTGAACATCGGAGTTGAAGTGATGATGCGATGCGATGTTCCGACTGAATTATGCATAAATTTTGCATAAGCAGAATCTATGAACATACCGTTGTAACCACAAGAGGACTTCGTGTTTCCTTTTATTAAAATTTGTTTATCCAGCCAAAGCTGGTTTACTGCTTGACTAAAAAGCTCTTTATTAGTTTTAAAATAAAGGGATTTAAATCTAGCGACTAACTCATCCACAGAAAAGTCTTTAGCTTTGACATATTTTATAAAACATTTTTTACTAGATCCTATATTCTCGAATGTTTTCGGGTATTTCTTCATTTGGTTTTTCATTATTCATATTATTTTGTCCTCCCATTAAAAAATCCATGGAGCTTTCAAACATAGCTGCTGTCTCTGGGTTGTTATTCCTAAGTTTTTCGATATACCCAGATACAGATTCTCTATTCGACAAATCGACTCCACTCATTTTCATTTTAGAGAATACCTCTCCTAATTTCTTTTTTCTTTCCGATTCAAATCTTATTTTAGAAGCATTAGTCCTCATTTTAGCATCCTCAGCTTGAGCCTTAAGTCTTCCCATAGCATAAACAAGTTGCTGACGCTTGTCGTCAGATATTAATCTTGATCCGATATCCTCTCCTTGTGGTTGTTGTATTTCCATATATATATTAGATAAAAGTACTTAAAAATTATTTTTTAGAAGCAAAACTTGTATTAACTGGAGTTTGGATAGGTATCCCAAGTGACGATGCAACAACTCTGGCTGTTTTTTGGACCTCAGGTTCCTTGCTTGATATGCCCAATTGATTTTTTCCCTCCTTAGCAGCGGATAACTGTCTCCACCTATAACTTGGTACATAATCTGCTATTTTTTCTGATCCTGGAAGCAATCCAGTATATTGCAGAATATTTGGGAAAACGGCTTCAGACAAAGATCTTGCACCATATCCTGTTTTTTCTAACAACGTGGCATCTATTGGATATAGTGGTTGTCCAAATTGACCCTGAGGTCTTGTCGCTTCATCCAATATTAACGGTTGAATAAAATAATCAAACAAAGTGCTCCCAAGAGGATCCTTCATGAGAGGTGAGTCTTGCAGTGTTTGCGCAAGTTGATTTCTTATTGACCCTCCGTAAGTAGTTTTGGTTGGATTAAACATATTTAAAGAATAGTAAGGGATCATGCTAGCCATATTCACATATACTGGATTTTGTTCAAAGAACGGTATTCGCATCATTCCTTGTTGGTTTAAGTAAGAATAAAAAGGTCCAGACAAAGATTTTTTTTCTAATGGAGTTTGTTGACCACCTACTTCTGACATAGCAAAACCAACCTTATTAAAAGCAGCCGGGTTTGTTGCCAATGTTTGCCCAGTTTTTATTGTCATTCCATACATGAAAGAAATGAAGGGAGATCCTACAAGAGGAAGATTTCTTAATACTTTTACGGCAGATGGCATCGCTGCGTAATTCAAATACATCACATTCCCTAATTCAAGAGCATTTTTAGTAGAAAGTGCATATCTTGTCTCACCCTTATCAATAACTTTACGAATGCTACTTGGGTCTATGTCTACTATTTTTGATATTCTTCTCAATTCGTTTATTGAATATCCATCAACCGTGGCTGTCATAAATGTTGCCATTTTAAAGCTTTGGTCAACTTTTTCATACCCCTCTGGCATTTTATTATAAATAAAATCCAAAATCTTAAATGTTTTATTTTCAGGATCTTTTGCTGCCCTATCCGCTATATATGTGAACATCTCTGATGCTGCGTTAGAGCTGTACATTTCTTGAGAAACAAGGCCTGTTCCAATATCATATTTATTAACATTCTCCACTCCTCCGGCATCGCTTATTGCTTTTCTGCTGTTCGATGCTGAAGATTTGTTGGATAGTATATCTGCATTCTTAGAAATAGCGTCCATATGGGCGCTAGAAATTTTATTCTCCAATTCCATTTTGACATCTGCCATTGCTGATGCCAACTCATCATTGCTTAGTTCTCCAGATAAAACTCCAATATCCCTACCTTTCATAGACAATTCAGCAGAAACATACTCCTGTAAACCTTTTTTCCCTAAGGCCTTATCGCCAATATAATTTATTTCTCCTAAACTACTCCTGACAGCTGTTTTAAATTCTCCCAATCCTCTTCTGATTTCATCTGGACCAACAACTCCTCCATCTTTAATGAAGGATCCTCCTGCTTTCATTAGAAGATCATCAAATTTTGCTCCAATTTTAGGGTTTTTTGTATAATAAAGTTCTCTTGATTCTTCTAGTCTTTTTAAAAATTTAGGCCCAATGCTTCCTCCTGCCATGTGGGTCATTATAAGATTACCAGCTACAGCGTTTACCCAAGATGATGGAGAAGCAGCTACCTTCGCTACCCTGAAAAGAGCCATGCCTTTGTCGTAAGTTTCTAGTGTTTTTTTCCCAACATTAAGAGTTTTTTCAGTTCCTGCTCGGTCTATTTTAATAGTATATTCCTTTACCCCTTTCATCATTTTATCAAACCATTTAACGCCCGTATCATTAACAGCTCCAGAGTTAACTATTTTTGATAAATAATCCAAAGTTATTCCTCCTCCAGTCATTTCGTTGCTTTTTTCTATCGCTTTTTGCATAAGATTATCATTTGATAATCTGGAGGCATTTTCAAATGGATCTGAGGATACAAAGGTGCCTTTTAAGTCATTAGCGACAGAAACAGCGTCATCAGCATCTTTTACCAAATGATTTGCGTTAGATGTAAAAATAGAATCCGCTCCCTCATTTCTAAGGCCACCGATGAAGGCATCTGTTTCAGCTTGATTCGGAAAAGAATTGGTGACTTCATTATTGATATCAAAGTCTTTCAAAAAACTCGAAGATCCAACTGGAACATTTTTTTGTATTTCTCTCATTTGCTGCTCCATTTCTCCCAAAAAAGGTTCAATTGTTTTACCTTCTGCGAAAGCGTTTACAGCTCCCTTAATATTAGCATCCTTTCCAAGCGTCTGTTGTAATATGTCTTTTACTCTGGCCTGTTTTACCCACTCAGTTGGATCGTAAATAAAATGTTCCAAGAATCTCTGCGCTTTAGGTGAAGATTCTACCGCCTTATCAAAAAGTCCTTTTGATGTTTTCCTAAAAATACCCAACATATCTGCATTTTTATTTGCCACTATGCTTTCTGCTGTTATACCACTTAATTTTTCCCAAGCAGATGTTGATTCAATAGCTTTTTTCCCTAGTGTAGAAAAAGCTTCTGTTTTTTTAACAAAAGGCAAATATTTACCGACAGTAACTGCCTTCTCAAGCATTCCAGCCTTGCTCGCTGTTTTTATTCCTCCTAAGACCGTTTCTCCGGTCTTAAACCCCTTATATGCTCCAGTCGCTATCTTAGGAATAAGAGCTCCTGTTCCCATTGTAGCCCAGTTTACAGGATCAAACATTATGTCTAAAGCAAAACCGAGTGGGGCAGAAACTCCCCATGGAACATTCTTACTAGACAAAACATCACCAAATGTGCTTTTTTCTTTTACCATGTTTTTTGCCACATCCTGGTATAAAGAACCAGTACTTTCTCCAGTAAAATGTTTTACCCCTCCAACGACCCCATAAAGTGGTCTGGATAAAAAATCTAAATCT